GTGTAAAAAGGGTGACTGGGTGATCTTTGCGCGTTATGCAGGATCACGAATACAAATTGACGGGGGTGAAGTTAGAATGCTAAACGATGATGAAGTATTAGCTACAATAGATAACCCCGAAGATATACTTCATCAATATTAAACATAGAAGGAGAACACTATGCAAGAAGAAGAAAAAACTGTTGATATAGATACATCCGGTCCTGATACTGAGGTATTAATAAACCAGGAAGAATCTACTGACACAGCACCAGTTGAATCAACTGAAAAAAGCGATACTGAATCGGTAGAGCCATCTTCAGAAGATAAGACTTATGAAAATGAAAGAGAAACAAAACTTGATAAAAAAGAAAATCAAGAAGATAAAAAAGAAGAGAAAGACGAATTAAAAGATTACTCTGAAGGAGTACAAAGAAGAATAGCTAAACTAACTAAGAAATGGCGAGAAGCTGAAAGACAAAGAGAAGAAGCTACTGATTATGCTAAAGCTCAAATTAAATTAAGAGAGCAAGCAGAAGCTAAAATCTCTAAACTAGAACCAGGATACTTACAATCTACAGAAGATAGTATTGTATCGGGTGTAGCAGCAGCACAAGCTAAACTTGCAGCAGCTAGAGAAGCAAATGATCTTACAGCTGAAGCAGAAGCTTTAACTGCCATATCTGAACTTGGTTATAAAAAAGCTAAACTTGAGGAAACTAAAGTTGCTCAAGAAGAGTATAAAAAACAACTAGACGCAAAACCGAGAAAGGAACTTAACCTTAATAAGAAGCCTGATCAGTCAACACCTGATCCTAAGGCTGAAGCATGGGCTTCTAAAAATACATGGTTTGGACAGGATACAGCAATGACTTATACTGCTTTTGACCTACATAAGAAGCTTACTGAGGACGAAGGTTATGATCCACAAACCGATGAGTATTATTCTGAAATAGATAAAAGAATAAGACTTGAATTCCCTCACAAATTCGGTAATAATACTGATAAGGGAGAAAATACGACCAAACCTGTGCAAACAGTAGCTTCAGCGAAGCGAAGCACAAATACAGGTCGCAAAAACTCTGTGAGGCTCACTTCATCACAGGTAGCAATCGCTAAAAAATTAGGAGTGCCACTTGAAGAATATGCGAAACAATTAAAAATCACGAAGGAGGTATAGCATATGGAAAAAGATAAAAGAACTTCTCGTGCGAGTCAGACTAGAGAAAAGGAAGCGAAAGCTAAAGTCTGGACTCCACCGTCATCTTTAGATGCACCCCCTGCGCCAACAGGATTTCAACACAGATGGCTAAGGGCTGAATCATTAGGATTCCAAGATACTAAAAATATTCAAGGAAGACTAAGATCAGGATATGAATTAGTAAGATCTGATGAATATCCAGATTCAGACTATCCAGTTGTTGAAGATGGTAAATACAAGGGAGTGATCGGAGTTGGTGGCCTTGTGCTGGCAAGGGTACCTGTTGAGGTCGCGAAATCGCGTTCTGATTATTATGCAAAGATGCATGATGATAAAGTAAAAGCGGTTGATTCTGATCTCATGAAGGAACAGCACCCCGACATGCCTATCAATATTGATAGACAGTCACGTGTAACCTTCGGTGGCTCAAAGAAATCCTAACAGAATTCTTAACCATCAAAGGATAAACTAAAAATGTCTAAAGGAGGACAACAACTATGGCTAATAAAGATAGCGCGTTCGGTCTAAAAACGATCGGAAAAGTTGGTCAGAATAGAGACAACCAAGGTTTATCCGAGTACAGCATTGCAGCAAATGCTACAGCTATTTATCAAGGTGACCCAGTAGAAATTTTAGCTACTGGTACTATTGGTGTAGCGGCAGCAGGCGATGCTTTATTAGGACCCCTTAATGGTGTCTTTTTTACTGATGCTTCAACAAGCAAACCAACATTTGCAAATCACTTGAAGGCATCTAATACAGCAACTGACATTGTCGGTTTTGTATCAGATGATCCGTATGAGAGATTTGAAGTACAATCAAACAACACAGGTGCTTCTGCACAAACTGATATTGGTAATGTAGCTAATATCGAGTACACTGCCGGAAGTTCACCAAGTTTCGTTTCAAAAGTTGAGTTAGATGATTCAGACTTAGCAACTTCTGATGGCCAATTAAAGGTTATCGGTGTTTCTAGAGACCCTGATAATAATGACTTAAGTTCTGCAAACGTAAACTTTGTTGTTACAATCAACGAACATTTCTTGAAAAAAGAAACGGGCGTATAATATAAGGAGTATATAATTATGGCGATAAGTAGAGGACAACTAGTCAAAGAACTAGAGCCAGGTTTGAATGCCTTATTCGGCCTGGAATATAAACAGTACGAGAATCAGCATGCTGAGATCTACGTTACAGAATCTTCTGACAGAGCGTTCGAAGAAGAAGTAATGTTATCAGGATTTGCTCAAGCTCAGGTTAAACCTGAAGGTTCTGGAGTGACTTTTGACAATGCTCAAGAGACTTTCACTGCTAGATACACTCACGAAACAGTGGCTTTAGCGTTCTCGATCACTGAAGAAGCTATTGAAGATAATCTGTATGACAGATTAGCATCTAGATACACAAAAGCGTTAGCTAGATCAATGGCACAAACAAAACAAGTTAAAGCTGTTAATCCACTAATTCAAGGATTACCAACTACTAACAATTTCAATTCAGGTGATGGTGTTTCATTATTTAACACAGCTCACCCGACAATTGCTGGTACGGTTAAAAACACTTTAACAACTCAAGCTGACCTTAACGAAACTTCATTAGAGCAATCTTTAATTGATATCGCTCAAATGACAGATGAAAGAGGTTTAAAAATTGCAGCAAGAGGATTGAAAATGATCATTCCTTCTGAGCTACAATTCACAGCAGAAAGACTGATGAAGTCTGAGAAAAGAGTTGGAACAGCTGATAATGATATCAACGCTGTAAGATCTATGGGAATGGTTCCACAAGGTTATGTGGTTAACAATTTCTTAACAGATACAGATGCGTTCTATATCACTACAGATGTGCCTAATGGTATGAAATACTTCCAAAGAGCAGCTATTAAAACTGCTATGGAAGGTGATTTTGATACTGGCAACGTAAGATACAAAGCTAGAGAAAGATACTCATTTGGAGTATCTGACTTCAGAGGTATCTTCGGTGTTGAAGGTGCTTAATACCTAAATTTTTGTGGCGGGACACTGTTCCGCCACAATTAAAAATTAGAAAGACAAACCCATGAAAAAATTTATTGTAACTATAGTAGCCTACGATCATCACGCAAAATTTGAAGTCCAGTCCAAGGACGACCCAATTTCTCTTGAACAAGCAATTGTTGACAAACTAGGAGAAAATGATATAAATTGGGAATATACGGGAGATATGTATGACTCTCGTAAGCACAGAATAACCTATGAGGAGGTTATAAATGGACAACCACATCCAGGAGCTTTACCAACAGAAAAAAGCTCTAGACAAGAAGTGGGAGCAAGAGCATAAGAGTAATGGAAAATATACTCTTGATATGGTTAGAATCGACCACAAAGTTAGAGAGTTGATAAACCATATAAAAATAGCAGAAGCAAAAGCTGCTAAATCTGCTCCACAAGTTTCTGTAGCTACTTAATAAAAAGCTACATCGTTGGAAAAATCCAATCCACACTACGGGATCTCTTGCACTCAATTTAAATCTAGTATATAAATTAATCACTGTATAATTAATTAGAACATAGACGCATACAGTCGACGGCCTAGAGACTATGTTCGGAAAACTAGGAGGATACAATTATGGCAAAAACTACATTTCAAGGACCAGTAAAATCACTTAATGGTTTTCAAAGTGTTGGAACAGGAAATTCTGTTAGCATCGGAGCAGGTGCAACTTCTTTAACTGTTGATACACACGCTGGTAGAATGTTATATCACAACGTTGCTGGTGCAGCTACTTTGACTTTACCTGCAATCAACTCTTCATCTGATTCAGGTGTTGCGGGTCCAGGTAACGATCCAAACTCAGCAAACAACTTAGGTGCTTCTTTTGAGATCTACATTGGAGAAGATAAAACTGGTAGTTTTATCTTACAAGTTGCAAATGCTAGTGATACAATGACTGGTAATGCAATCATTGTTGATACAGATACAAACGATAACACTGAAGGTTTTATGACTGCAGCTGCTTCAGATACTATTACTTTAAATGGTACCACAACTGGAGGAAAAGCTGGATCAATCATAACTTGCAAAGCTATTGGTGCAAACAGATGGGGTGTTCAAGTTCATTCTGGTGGAACTAGTAACTTAGCTACACCTTTTAGTGCAGCAGTAAGTTAATAATTAATTTAGTGTGGGCCTTCGGGCCCATACCTAATTTAACGGAGAATATAAAATTATGAAAAGTGATGTAAAATCGGTTAGAGTTACAGGTACAGGAGCAGTATTTGCTGGAAGAACTAGATTAAGAGGAATTGTTTTAGCGTCAGACGGAGGAGGTGCTGGAACAATTATACTTCAAGATAATACTGATAGTGCAACTTTGTTTCAAGCTGACGTTCCTACTGGAGATGTTTTTTCAATGAACATTCCTGAAGACGGAATATTATTTCCAGGTGGAATGAAAGTTTCTACTATTACAAACATAGACGCAGCTACTTTATTGATTGACAAATAGGAGGTTAAATGGCTAACACTACCTCTGGAACAGCTACCTTTGAAAAAGGTTTTTCTATTGCTGATATTGTAGAAGAAGCTTATGAAAGAATTGGTATTCAAGGTGTATCAGGATATCAGTTAAAAGGTGCAAGAAGATCATTAAATATTTTATTTCAAGAGTGGGCAAACAGAGGTTTGCATTATTGGGAAATATTAAACAATTCAATTACATTAGTTAATGGTCAATCAGTCTATACTATGTTTAGATCAACTTCAGATGGTACATCAGATGCAACTGCTGTGTATGGTGTTGAAGATGTACTAGAAGCATCTTTTAGAAACTCAGATAATATTGATTTTCCACTTACAAAAATAAATAGATCAGAGTATCAATCTTTTTCAAACAAATCGGACAAAGGTGTACCAACACAATATTTTGTTCAAAGGTTTATAGACAAAATTACAATCACTTTATATTTGACTCCTGGAACAGATGAGGCGGGG